CTTGGTTCGCAGGAGTATCAAAATGCTTTCAATCGGTATCAGGCCGAACGCGCTGCACGTCTTGGACCTCTGCAATCCCTCGCAGGGGTTGGTCAAACGACTGCGCAGCAGATTGGTGAAGCTGGCATGCGCACTGCGGCCAACATCGGCGAAACTCAAATGAGTGGTGCTGCTGCCCGGGCTTCTGGATATGTGGGTGGTGCAAACGCACTCACTCAAGGTCTGGGCACCTATCTGAATTATTCGCAGGGGCAGAACATGCTCAATGCGTTACGTTCCCCAACGGCTGCTGCGTCAACAGGGTACACACCGACCACGGATTATTCGTTCAGCCCGGATTATTCGTTGGGTGGCGGTCGTCTGTAAGGAGTTCACATGCCCATCAACCCCGCAATCGCAATGGGAGTTCGAGGGATCGAACTCCAAGACCCACTGGCTCAGTACGGTCGTGTGGCCGCGATCCAGAGTGCCCAAAACCAAAATCAGTTGGCTCAATACCAACTGGGCGCTGCTCAACGCGCCGAGGCCAAAGACATCGCCCGCACCAACGCTCTTGCGCAAGCAGGAAGCGACGACACGGCCATCGCCAACGCGCTGCTGAAAGCTGGTGACCTCAAAGGTTATTCTGACTTTGTGAAAACGCGCCGCGAAACGATGAAGGCCGACACCGAACTGGTGGACGCCAAACTGAAGCAGTCGCGCTCGTTCCTCGACACCATCGACCCGATGGACCCCAATGCGCCCCAGCAGTATTTGGCATGGCATCAGGCCAATCACGCTGATCCAGTGCTTGGTCCCGTGCTGAAGTCCCGGGGTATCACTGCCGAGCAGTCTCTTGGACGCATCAATGATGCCATTGCCAAAGGTCCGCAGGCTTTTGCTCAACTGATCGCACAGTCGAAGCTGGGTACTGAGAAGTTCATGGAACTGAACAAACCCACGACGCAGGTCATCGACCAAAGCGGCCAGCGCCAAGTGATCCAGTTGCCGGGTCTGGGCGGTGCGCCAACCACCGTGGGCACCTACGCCGATGTACCACTGCCTGCCGCTGTCGAGGCTCAAAAGTCTCGGATTGCCAAGGCTGGTGCCACCAACGTCAACGTCAGTACCGAGAAGAAGTACGGTGAGCGTTTCGGTGGCCTGATCGCTGATCAAGATGCTGCCAAGTTGGCCGCTGCCGAGAAGGCACCGGAAGCTGCGGCAACTGCGGATCGCGTCATGGACCTGATCTCGACCGGTAAGGTTATCACCGGCACTGGTGCAAATGCCCGGTTGCAGATCGCCAAGGCGCTTAATCTGGCCGGTGGTACCGACTCGGAGAAGATCAAGAACACCGAGGTGCTGGTGTCCTCGCTGGCCGAGACAACGCTGGGTGCCATCAAGTCGTCCAACCTCGGCGCAGGCCAAGGCTTCACCAACGCCGACCGAGACTTCTTGGAAAAGGCAAAAGCTGGTCAACTCAGCTACGACGCCAAGTCGCTGTCCGAACTGGCCCGTCTGTCGCGCCTCGCGGCCGAAAAGAGCGCAGAGTCGTGGAACTCTCGGGTCAAGCAAATTCCCGCTGCTGCCCTCGAAGGTACTGGCATCACCACCGAACCCATCGTGGTACCCAAGCGCCAACCAGGTGCTGGTGCAAGCACGGCCAACATTCCCGCTGCTGCGATTCAGGCGCTGCGGGCTGGTCAGGGTACTGCTGAGCAGTTTGATGCGGTCTTCGGTGCCGGTGCAGCGGCCAAAGTCCTCAAGGGGAAGTAAATGGCAGAGAACCCGTTTGCCCAGTTTGCCGCTCAACCGCAGGCACCTGCTGCCAATCCGTTTGAGCAGTTCGCTCCTGCTGCTTCCACCGGCGGTGTCCCCGGCCCGCGCCGCAGCTATTCGCTGACTGAGGTGCCTGTGGAGGCCGTCAAGAACGTGCCCGAGAGTGCGGGCCGCTTCGTCGGTGGTGTCTTGCAAGCTGTGACCAGCCCGGTCCAAACCCTCACCGGCATCCTCGATGCTGGTGCTGGGGCGCTGCGCAACGCGCTGCCAAAGGGTGTGGTCAACTTCATCGACCAATTCGACACCAACCCGGAAGCCACGCAGCGGGCGGTCCAGACAGCCAACGCCATTGGGGGCATGTACAAGGACCGCTACGGCAGCTACGAAGGGATCAAGCGCACGTTTGCCGAAGACCCCGTGGGTGCTGCTGCGGACCTGTCCACGCTGCTCAGTGGTGGCGGTGCTGCCGCGACCAAGCTGGGTGCCACGCAGACTGGCGCTGCGCTGTCCAAGGCCGGTACAGCCATCAACCCGATGCGCCCCATCGCACCGGTCATCGAGGCTCCGTTCAAGCTGGCCGCGAAGGGCGCGGGTGCGGTCTACAACGCCCTCGACCCGAAGTCGGCAGCGTACCTGACGGCCGTGGAAGGACGTGGCCCCGAGGTGCTCAACGCCCTGCGCCAGCCGTCCGAGATCGTCCCGGGCAGCTTGCCCACGGCCGCTGAAGCTGCTGCACCTGTGGGAGCCACCCGGTTCTCGGCAATGGGTGCATCTGCCGCCAAAACGGCCCCGACCCCGTTCTATGAGCGGGCCGAGGCTCAGAAGGCCGCGCAGCTTGCCGCTGTGCAGCAGGTCGGCAAAACCCCTGCTGAACTCAAAGCTGCCGAAGCAACACGCAAGGCCACGGCCAAGCAGTTGTATGGCATCTCCGACAATGCGATGGTGGCAGCGGATGACACGTTCGCCTCGCTGCTGAACCGCCCCTCGATGGACAAGGTGCTGGCCCGCGCCAGCGATCTGGCTGCGGAAAAGGGTCAGCCTTTCCAAATTGGTCAGAACCGTCCTGCGCAGGTGGTGCCATCCAGCATTGTCGATGAGGCAGGTCGTCCGCTGGGTCAGACCGTGATCCCGGGCGAAGTTGCCAAGTACCCGGGCAGCAGCCTCCACGCCATGAAGATGGCCTTCGATGACCTGATCAAAGACCCGGCCACGTTTGGCATCGGCTCGGCCGAAGCCAAGGCCATCGGTCGCACCCGCGCCCAGTTCCTTGAGTGGGCCGAGAGCAAAGCCCCGTCATACAAGACCGCCCGGGAAACCTTTGCCGCGCAGAGCAAGCCGATCAACCAGATGGAAGTCGGCCAGTTCCTTGAGGGCAAACTCAAGCCCGCGCTGGGTGAGGAAACCGCTCGTCTGCGGGCCGCAGGGTTCGCTGGGGCATTGGAGAACGCCCCGGGTACCATCAAGCGGGCCACCGGTGAATCGCGGTTCCAGAGCCTGTCTGAAGTGCTCACGCCCGAGCAGGTCAAGATTGTCGAGGATGTCCGCGCCGATCTGGCCCGCGCCCGTCAAGCAGAGGCGCAGGCCGCTGCCGCCCGGGGTGCTGGTCCTGACGTGAACCTGATGGGCACCGAGGTCATGGGCAGCGTCCGCGCTCCCAACTTCATCAACAACGTGACCACGGTCGCCAACGATCTGCTGCGCCGGATGCAAGGCAAGCTCGATCAAAAGTTGGCAATCGAACTGGCTGCTGAGATGCTGGACCCGGCCGCAGCAGCCAAGGCGCTGGAAAAGGCGATGGCCCGCCAAGCCAAAGGCGAGAAGCTGGCTGACCCCTTCAAGAAAACCGGCAAGGCTGCATCCAAGGTCTTGCGCACCCCTGCCGCCGTGAACATGCTTGCTCCGGCCGCTGAAGTTCAAAACTCGCTTGTTACGGAGTAAAGACAGATGGCGTTCGACGAAACGAACTTCGACCCAGTGAAATACGGCGTCCTGTGGGAACGGGTGCAGGTGATGGACAAGAAGATGGACAAGATGGAAGCCCAGATTGACCAGCTTCTTGAACTCGCCAACAAGTCCAAAGGCGGGTTCTGGATGGGCATGACCATCGCATCGGGTGTTGGTGGCATCATCGGCTGGATCACAAGTCACTGGAAGCCCTGACATGTACACCCTTGGCGTTCGATCAAAAGCACGGCTCAAGGGCGTACACCCCGATCTGGTCAAAGTCGTCGAGCGGGCCATCAACATCACCACGGTGGACTTCACCGTGCTCGAAGGCGTCCGCGATCCACTGCGCCAGAAGAAGCTGGTGGAGGCCGGGGCCAGTCAGACCATGAACTCGCGCCACATCCCCGGAGCCGATGGGTTCGCCAAAGCGGTGGACCTCGGGGCTTGGGTGGATGATCAGGTGGACTGGTCATGGCCCCTGTACGCCAAGATCGCCGCAGCCATGAAGGAAGCGGCCAAGCAGGTCGGTGTGCCAATCGAGTGGGGTGGTGACTGGAAAACCTTCCGCGATGGGCCGCATTTCCAACTGCCCAAGAAGGAGTACCCATGATGGACCCGTTGACCATCCTCGCCGCGCTCGGCCCGCTGGCCGTTGATCTGGGCAAATCCTTGATCGGTCGGTTCATCCAGACCGACACCTACAAGCCGGTGAACGTGGACGAGTACGTCAAGATGCGCCAGCTTGATCTGGACATGTTCAAGGCGATGAATGATGCGGGTGGTACCAACCCCTCATACCCGTGGGTCGAGGCTGCTGTGCGCCTGATGCGACCCGCTGTCGCCATGATTGTGCTGGGCACATGGGCGTACCTGAAGCTGAACAACTTGGACAGCGACTCGGTGGACAACTTCGCCGCTGCCGTGGGCTTCTACCTGTTCGGTGACCGTACCCTGTTCTACGCCCGCAAGGCCAAGTAAATCAGCGGCACCCAGACCAGCCAGCCAAGGATCGCCAGCAACATCCACTTTGCCAGTGCCTTAAGTTGCCGGTTGATGTACGGCACAAACACTGGTTGCGGGTGCTTGGGGTATCGCTGACCCACTTTGGCAACGCGCACTGGGCAATCGCGCCCTTGGTTGCAGTTCCCATATTCATCGCAACAGTTCATAGCGGCACTCCTTCGAGTTTGGGCAACACGGTCATTTTCTTGTTGGCAAACTGGATGCGGGCAAACTCCAGCGCCCGCTCCATGTCCTTGATCGTGATCACGTCCATCTGGGCGTCATGCAGTTCCATGAGGGTCTGAAGCGCCTTGATCTGCTCGGCCGTGGGCACGAACCGCTTGGTGGTGACTGCCCGGTGGACAATTTGCAACAAAGCCTCGCGTCCGTCAATCGCCACGTCCTTGTACTCGGCACCGAACCCAAGCTGGTACAGCGCCTCCACGATGTTGGACATGGCGATCAGGGTGTCCATGTCACCCTTGACCGCTGACCCGCGCATCAGCGCCACCATCGCCTCGCTGTTCTTGATCTTGAGGTCCAGCAGGTAGCTTTCATGCTTGGCGACAGGCTTGAGGCTTTCCATGACGTAGCCAATCGTATCGAGTCGGACACCCTTGGGTCGGTACTTGCTGCGTTTCCTCACGACAACGACCTCCATTTGCTCTTGGGTTCGTTGGCCCGCTCCACGTAGAAGTGGATCAGGAAGTTGAAAATCTGGACGTAGGTCATGTCGATGCCTGTGTCGCGTTTGATGCGCTCACGGATCAGGTCGATGTCCTTGGTCACAGGCACCGTGATGCGCTTGGTCTTCGGGTCAATCAAAACGGTGCCTCCGGTATCTGTTGGCGCTGCTGGCGCTGGTACTCGCGCTCCTGCTGTGGGGTCCACGGGACAGGCCCGCCCGGGGGAGGGAAGGGCCATGTGTTCACGATTGCTCCTCGGTGGCTTTGTGCAGATAAACCGTCAGGCGCTTGATCTTGGCCTCGTAATACTTGCACATCGAGTCGGCGTATTCACGGCTGCTCTGAGCATCCAACAGTCTGCGCTTGGACTCCTCCAGTTCCCGCAGTGCGATGGCTTCGGCACTCGGGGTGGTGTAAATGTTCTTCACCCAGTCATACAGTTCACGGATCACGATTACTCCTTTGGTGGTTGATGTGACACAAGTGTATCACACTTCTTTGACGAACACACCTTCTTTTGTGAGGTAGCCTTTGCGGTCCTTGATCTCGTTGTAGGCACCCTTGAGGCAGTCCACCAGATTGATGTCCAGCACCGCGCACACCATGATCAGCGTGACCACGATGTCACCCACAGCGTCCTTGGTTTCCTCGATGTTCTTCTTATTGATGGCAGCAAGCAACTCGGTTGTTTCTTCGAGGGTCTTGATGGCCTGCGACATTGCGGTGGCGTTCTGCACGATGCCACGGGCCTCGCCCCATTGCACCACTTTCATCTCGACTTCTGCGTAACTCATGCTCATACTCCTTTGGATTGACGATACTGTTTGACTGCGTTGCGCAGTCCTGCTTGTGTTGTGGCCTTCTCGTCGAGGGCCAGTGCTTGCGCTTGATCCAGCGTGTTCTGCATCAGGATGCGGTGGCACATGACCGGGGCACCCTGACCCTGACGGCGCACCCGGGCGTTGAACTGCTCGTACAGGTCCAGCGACCAGTTGAGGCCATACCACACGAGAATGTGACCGTTCTTCTGAAGGCCGTCGATGCCGTGACCCATGCTGGCCGGGTGGCCGATCATCAAAGAACAATCACCAGTCTTCCACCGGTGCATCGCGTTGGTCAAAGACGCCTCGCTCTTGCACTCGGTCAGGTTGATCGGCCGCAACGCCTTGAACCGCTCCATGATCCGCTCGGCGTCAGACCGGTAGGCGTAGGCGCACAAGATCGGTGAGCCTTGCGCCTCGTCGATGATGTCCTCCAGCGCGTCCAGCTTCATGTCATGCACCGGCTCCCACAGCGGCATCCCGGCAATCGGGTACATGGCACCGTTGGAGAACTGTAAGCACTTGTTGGTGAGCGCAGCTTGGTTGAACGCCTCGACCTCCTTGCCGCTGTCGAGCACGAGGAAGAACTCTTTCTCCAGTTTGTCGTACTTGGCCCGCAAATCATCGGGCATCTCGATCTCCACGTTGTTCACGATCAGATCGGGTAGGGGGTTGTAGTCCTCGGCTGACATCTCCAGCGTGATGTCACCGATCAGCTTCTTGATGGTGTCCTCGGTGTCCTCATACGGCACCTCTTTGTACGGCCCCACCTTGCGGTAGAACCGGGTGCGGAAGGTGGTCTTGCTGGTGCCCAGACGCTCACCCCGATCCACCACGAGGAACTGACCGTGGAGGTCTTTGTAGCCGTTGCTGGCCGGGGTGCCGGTGAGGCCCGTGGTCCAGTCGAACTTGTCCGCGATCTTACGAAACGCCTTGACCCGGTTCGTGCTGGAGTTCTTCATCTTGCTGATCTCGTCCCAGATGATCCCGTTGAACGGCATCGGGCGATCCTTCTTGACGAAGTAGGTCTGGAGAGTCTCGGCCAGCCAGCCGAGGTTCTCGTAGTTGATCATGTACACGTCAGCAGGGCGCAGCAACGCCCGGGTGCGCTGGTCCTTGGTACCCGCCACCATGCTGAACCGCAGGTGTTTGGTGTGCTCCCACTTCGCAGCCTCTTGCCGCCACACCAGTCGGATGACTCGGATCGGGGCCACGATGATCACGCCGCGCAGGAAGCCGGTGTTGATCAGGTGCGCGAGGCTGGTCAGCGTGATGACGGTTTTGCCCAGACCCATGTCCAACCACAGCATCGAGTTGGCATGGGTGCATTGGAAGTTGACCGCCTTCTTCTGGTAGTCGTGGAGCAGGTCAGGTGTCAGCATACATCACCGGAATAGTCGTGCGAATTTCTACACCACCGTGTTCAAAACAAAGAGTGTTGCCAGAGATGCGAACACGAATGAGGTGTTTTTCACCCCAACTCAATCCAAACCACGCAACAGCGTTTTTGAAATTTTCATAAAAAGTTTCAGCGTCCATGTCAGCATCCCATCACCATTACGTCGATCATCAGCTTACCCTCGTCCACGTTGTCAATCACGAACACGTTGACCATTTGCTGGCGCAGCCTGTCATGCTCACGGTACTGTGCTGGTGTGGGCACTTGACCCTTGCGCTTGAACTCGCAGAACCACATGCGGCCATCGGGTCCAATGAACAGTCGATCAGGTACAGCGGCGCGGTTGGGGCTGGTGAACTTGTAGGCCAGCACACCTTTGCTCTTAGCGTAGTCGCAGACCTTGGCTTCAATCTGTTTTTCCAGCATTGCACTCTCCGTCCAGTTTGCGGTTCTCCAACTCGATCAGCAACTCGATGTAGTGCTTTGCTTTTTCCAAATCAGCGATGCCGTTCTTCTTGCGCCAGCGGCTGATGTACTTGATCACATTGCCCTCAAAATACCCCAGCGCGTTGGCATGGATGTACTCGACGGGTTGAATCGGCAGGTCTTTGTAATGGTTACCGGCCACTTGTTTGCTCAGTGCTGTCATTCTGTTCCACTCCTCAAGTTCTTCAATGGTTACCTCAGTTGTCATGCCAAGCCCAGACATAGCTTCTCCACTTCTCTGACGTAGTAATCAAAATCCACCGGCAGTTTTCCGGCGTCCTTGATGTCGTTGCAAGGCTGGACACCCCAGCCCGACTCGACACCGATCTTGCGCCACTCGGTCTTGCCCTTGAGCGGCGGCATCCACTTGAACAGACGGCCACCGCCTTCAGCGATGTAGTAGCGCGTGATGTTCTGCAACTGCTGGGGCTGCTGACCGTCCCACTCGATTGCCAGATAGCTGCTGCGGGGCACCTTGGTGCGCAGCATGAAGTCCATGATCTCGG